ACTCCATGGTACGAACAGATTGCTGATATGCAATCCGTGGATGAACGTGACGAGTTTGTTAAAGGCATGTATGGTTACAGAACCAACGGTCAGCATAAGTTCCTAATCGGCGTTGTTGCTGGTTATTTTGGAGCCAAAGCACTAACAAAATCAAAGAAGTCACGCCGTGAAAACAGTAGATAACCTCGCTAAAGCACTAGTTCAATCTAGCAAAGACACCGCTAAGTTTATGACAGCGGAACTTCGTCAAGAAGCAATTAACAGCGGGTGGGACCCAGCCATTGCTAATTCCCTTCGTGTGACCTTTCACAAAAATAAGTTTTCTGTGAAGTACCCAGATAAAAACAAAGACAAAGTATTGAACTTAGAATATGGGACTCCAGCCACCTCACCTACAGCAGCAATTCGGCGTTTTTCTAATCGCTTAGATAACGCTGAGAAGTTTTTGATGCAACGTTCTGGACGCTTGTTGAAGGGAATGAAATGACCCTAGGTACCCTGTTTCTTCAAGAGGACATGATGCTCAAAGAACTTCTTAAAGGAGTTACTGTTAGCGACCAACGTTCAGACAATGAACAAGTAGCCCGTCCTGTTGGTGTTTGGTTTGGACAACCTGACCAAGAAATTACAGACCAAAAATATCCTTTTATTACAATTGATATGATTGATGTTTCAGAGGACCGTGCACGTTCTCATCGTGGAAAAATTACAGACAGTACTAGTAACTCAATTGAAAACACACCTGCGTGGTATTTAAAGCCAGATACTTTTCCAACCAATAAAGGCTTTTCAATTGACTACCCAATCCCTATTAACATTGACTATCAAATAACAACATATGCTCGTCATCCACGACATGACAGAGCACTACTAGCGGAATTGCTGTACTCACGATTGAAGTTCCGTTTTGGAACTGTTATTGGAGATGACGATACAGTTCGTCGTCTTGATGTTATTGACGTTTCCAAAAGAGACGTTGTCGAACAGGCTAAACGCTTGTTTGTCAATGCATTTACTGTGCGTATCTCAAGTGAGATTCCACAGGATATGTACGAAGAGTTCCACAAGGTGCAAAAACTATCCGTCACTGGTCCAGTGGCTACCCGTAATGGTCGCTTTACTGGAATCAATTTCACACAACAAACCAACTAAAACTCGGACCACCTACCAAACAAATAGATAGGAGAAAACCCAATGGCTGTATATAAGAGACCAGGAATTTACATCAGTGAAGTCCTACTCCCAGCACCCATTACACAAACAGTAACAGCACAGGCTGCTGGTGCTGTTGCTGCACCATTTGCACAGGGTCCAACAACAACGACCCTAGTGAACTCTTGGTATGAATTTACCAAGCAATTTGGTGGTTATAACGCTGCTTACCCAGCAACGTTTTCTGTTTCATTGTTCTTCCAAAATGGAGGACGTGAACTTTATGTGAAGCGTATTCTTGCTTCTAACGCAACTGCAGCAAGTGCGTCTATTCCACGCCAATCAGGTTCTGGCGTAGTTGCAACGCTTACTTCAAAAAATAAGGGAACTGATGGTAATAACTATCGTGTTCAACTTTCTAACGGAACTGCTGCTGGACTTAGTTACAACCTTGCAATTTACAAGGAAGGTGTTGCAGGTACCTCATCTGACGTAACAAACGACGTTTTAGTTGAGCAGTACGACAACATTTATTTTGACTCAACAACATCCTCTGACTATGCTCCAACAGTAATTAACTCTGTATCTGCGTTGTTTACAATCTCAGTTTCTGACAACGTAAACACCCCATCTACAAACGTTGTTCCATTTACTGGAGGAACTAACGGAAGTGCAATTGCTGATACTGACTACTCAGCAAATCCAGGTGGCGTAGTATCTGCGTTTGAAACAATCGACCGTCCGTTGGTTGTATTCTTGCCAGCACTGTACGACACACTCACACCAACACAAGCAACAACACTCCAAAGTGATATTGCAATTTGGTGTGCTGGAACTGGGAAGAACTTCTTTGTTGCTGAAACACAAGCAGAACGAACAGTTGCTCAAGCAGTAACAACCGCATCATCAATTTCTGGTGGAGCAAGTTACGCAGCAATGTACTACCCACATCTCTACATCTCTGACCCAGTTGGTCGTAGCAGTGGAGCACTTCGTAAGGTTGGACCTGCAGGTGCTGTAACTGGACTCTACCTACGCACAGATGCAACTACAGGACCTTTCAAGGCTCCTGCAGGATTGACTGCAAACGTAGCAGGTGTTGTTGCTCTAGAGAAGTCATTTACAAGTACAGAACTAGACACAATGAACGCTTCTGCAACTCCAGTTAACCCTATCCGTCAAATTCCAGGTGCAGGTCTTTCCGTTATGGGAGCCCGTACATTAAAGCAAGACGGAACTGCAAACAAGTATGTAAACATGCGTCGTTCGCTTATTTACATCAAGCAGACTTTGCAGAACCTTACAGAGTTTGCGTTATTCGAAAATAACAATGAACAGTTGTGGGGACGTATTAATACAACCCTAACCACTTTCTTAAACGAATACCGCAATCAAGGTGGCCTACGTGGAACCACTCCATCAGAAGCATTTTTCATTAAGTGCGACGCTGAGAACAACCCACAATCCACCATTGCAAGCGGTGAAGTTCACATCGAAGTTGGTGTGGCTTTGCAATACCCTGCGGAATTCGTGGTTATTAACCTTAGCCAGAAGACGCTAAACTAAGACAGAAGGAGCCTAAAAAATGGCATTTGTAGATAAGAATAGGTCATCGCTTGCGACTGACCCAATTCGTAATTTCCGATTTCTTGTTACTTTCAAGAAGTTAAATGAAAACGATACAAACCTAAGCGGTCTTGAAGCAGTGATGGGCTTCACTTCTGTTTCAGGTTTGGCAGTCACAACTGACTCGATTCCTTACCGTGAAGGCGGATACAACACCACCGTTCACCAGATTCCTGGTCAGACCTCATTCCAACCATTAACTTTGCAACGTGGTGTCCTAATTGGTGCCAAGCAAAACTGGGATTGGATGAAGAACATGTTCTATACAGTACAAGGCGGTAGTGGACGCACTATCAATCAAAACTTCCGTTGTGATGTTGAGATTGCTGTTCTACCACATCCAATCGCTGCTACTGCAACTGGTGCAACAGAAGATGTTGCAATGCGTTTTAAGGTTTACAACGCTTGGCCTACAGCCGTAGCGTACTCAGACCTAAACGCTGGAGACAACTCACTGCTTGTTGAGCAGATGACTCTTGTTCATGAAGGTTTTGATACCTCATGGTCGAGCATTGCCAACAACGTATTTTCTTCCGCACCTGCAATTAGTTAAGACAACCCATCTTTAAAAGGAGAATAAATTGACTACCAATACCGTAAAAGCACAAGACAATCCAGACTTGGTCAACAATTTAGTTGCCCAGGCTTTGGCTGAACCAGAAAAAAAGAAACAAGAGGTTGTAGTAACTCCTCCTTCTGATGTTTACGTGACTCTCCCTGGTGGGTACATCACACCTACTGGGGAGACCGTAACAACAGTAGAAGTACGTGAATTAAACGGAAAAGATGAAGAGGCAATTGCACGAGCCACAAGTTTGGGTAAAGCACTTTTGTCTATTCTTTATCGTGGAACAGTAAGAGTTGGAGATGAACCTGCTACAGAAGGCCTTATGGACCAATTGCTTTCAGGAGACCGAGACGCAATCATGCTTGGAATCTACAAAGCGACCTTTGGCCCAAATGCTGAAGTCCAGGGGTTCTGCAATGGCTGTTCTGAGTTTAAGCCTGTAACAGTAAACATTGATGATGATATCAAGATTAAGCCTTTAGTTGATGACCGTACGTTTGCCGTAGAGTGCAAAGTCGGAGATGTCATTGTCACTTTGCCAACAGGACACGTACAAAAAGAACTGGTAAATAACTCAGAAAAAACAATCTCTGAATTAACAACCATTCTATTAGAACAATGTGTTACAAAAATTAATGGTAAGCCAGTTATTGGAAAAGCCCAAGTTCAAAACCTGGGAATCAATGACCGTAAGAAAATTGGCGAGGCCATTAATGACCACGCTATCGGCCCAGTATTTGAGGACCTCTCAGTTACTTGCCCTGATTGCGAAGGCGAGGTAAAGGTTCCTATTAATTTAGGAAATCTTTTTCGCTTTTAAAATAACAGATTACCCGACATTGATGGCTGAGTGGCTGGCTTTGTCGGACCGTCATGAAGGATGGACCTTGACTGAAATCAAGGAACTGTCTTATAGAGAACGTAGCAATTGGTTAGCACTTGCTAAAGAAGGTTATTAAGGAGTTGATGTGGCAGAACTGAATGACTCAGTCGATAAGTTTAACGACGGGTTAGAAAAAGCCTTAAAGACTCTTACCAGCATAAATAGAGAAGGCGATAAAACCCCAGGAAAGATGGGTAAAGCCGCTGGTGCTTTGCGTACCTTGTTTTCTGGTGGTGAGCGTGGAATTGGTCAAGGCAACTTTAGTCAAATGTCCCACATGGATGGGAAATTTGATTCACGAAGTGACCATAGTTATCGTCAATACCATGAAGAAAGCCTTAAGTCTCTTTCTCAGTTTTATAACCCACGTGGCAATATTGCGTTGGGAGTTGGTCAAGGAGTAGCACAAGCCACCTTTGGTGTTCTTGGCGGAGCAATGATGGCTGTGCCAACGATTGCAGAAGTCGGAACCTCAGCAGCCAACTACTACGGTGCTTCTTTAATGTCTGGCGGTATGACACGTCAGGCTATCCGTGGTGCTACTTTCTCAGGGCTTGCAGGGGGGGTAACCAGCACACTAGGTCCTTCTAATGCTGCTGCCATTCTTGCTTCACGAGGCATTATGCCTGGAAGTGCACAATACAACGCCATGATTTCTCAAATCGGTGGTGCTGCTCGTGCTTACAACATGACAAATGAAAACGCTGCTATCTCTCTATCTGGGTTAACTCAAGGCAGCATGTCTTCACGTTTATACAACATCGGTATTAGCACCTTTAATTCTAAAACTGGCGAGATGCGTAATCCAAACGAAATCTTTGAACAACTGTATGGTCGCATGACTATTGGTCGTGAAAAGATGAGCCCTAAAGCAATGATGGCTAGTATCCAAGCAGGTACTGCTCAGGACACAGCAAACGCTTTAGGTTTTGATGAAAACCAAAAACAACTGTTTTATAAGTTCCTTATGGCAAAAGCAGGTGGAACTGAATCTGACCTATCTAAACTTGGATACGGCTCAAACCCACAAAAAGATAAGATGCGTATTACGACATCTGACACAAGTGTTTTAAATAAGTATGAGCAGCCAATGCTAGATGGTATGAAGTCTGCTGCCGATTTAATTGTCAATACAGTCAATCCTGCTTTAGAAGGAATGGCAAGTACGGCTGGTAAGGCTGCTGGATTCTTAGGTGGACTTGGCGAATCTCGTGCAGGACAAGGCCTTGGAGTAATGGTTGGTGGAATTCTT